TGCGTTTGATTGCAACCCCAGTATTCTAATATGGCCGTATCCCAATTACCGCAAGCACCGTATAGGCAGGATCGAAGACTCTTTCCGACTCCGCTTACTACGGATGTTCTGTTCAGCGAAGTGCGAGATTGCTCGCGCATCGACTTCCCTGCCTACGGCACGCCGCACCCAAACACGGCGAAGTGGCCAAACCACAAGTTGATTTTCATCAAGACCGTTGACATTGAGCGTGACGGAATCTTTGAGTTCTTCTACGCAGCGGATCGGGAGAACCAAGACGAATACAATTTCTCTTACGGTAACCGTAGCATTGTAGGTGCTAGAGAGTTCCGCGTAGTCCTACGCGAATACATCATCCCGCGCTCAGAGTTCGATCCGCTTACGCCTGCGTTTCAAGCGCCCATGCCAAATGCTCCGGAAGGGCTTTTTGAAGGTATCGAATACGTCTTCTACGACAAACTGCAAAAGAAGATCGACCAGCCTGAATTGGATTCGGTTTACATCGCGGAGGTCAGGACCTACATCGAGTCCGCATTCCTAGACTACAAACTTTCCTACTCGGCTCAGATCCCTGATCTGGTCCCTGAAAAGTTCAGGGCCTCTATTGCCCAAGTATCCACCGAAGGTATTGAAGCTGGCCTTGCCGCGTTGCCTGAACTGGAAGCCGGACAACTGCTCGCTTCTGAGGATCAGCTCAATCCGGACGTCAAAGTCGTAAAGACCGTTGCTCGGGATAAACCAACTACCAACATCACGCTGCTCGGGTCCCGTAGTTACGTGGAGTCCACCAATGCAGTGGTGGAAGAAACCTACTCCCCGAATGAACTACAAGCGGAAACCGGATTGCTGGTGTCACAGTCTATTGCTTCCCCTTTGGGCGACGGCACTTTCCAACGTGAAACTGTTCGTGTCGAGTCATGGCCGGAACTTACGTCCACCGAATGGGACCCGACTATCAACGCCCAAGTTGTATCCAAAGAACAATTTGTGTCGCCCGATTCGGTGAACACCGCAGCACCTTACACTTCACACCGTGCTGTAAATAAAGATCGCACGCTGCGCACGGTTGAGGTCCCGCCAGATAATGCCCTGCTCAATTACCGTTTGGAGTTCCCCAGCCGTATGGACATCCGCTTGCCCGATGTCCTGAAGTCCATTAGAATTGTCTGGTCTACGGCAAGCGCCGAAGGTAAATCTGACGGCGAATGGGAGGGGCAGGCTTCTGGAACTAGCTGGAGTCTTAGCGGCTCGGAAGGTGACGATTGCACAAGCTCGGCATCTATAAAGCCTGAACTGGTAGTCGATATCCTGCAATCATGGGGTTCGGATATTCCGATTACGGCCTACGCATTTTTTATCAAAACCAATAACGGGTCCGTTACCGAAGCCGAACTGAACGCCCGCATCACCGCAGTGGTAGGTGTCACACAACCTTGGCCTTTGTTCAAACCTGTTTCCCACACGCTTATCGTTGCTGGTGGTAGTGTTTCCGTAAAAGCATCAGCCTCCGGTAGCGCAGCGAGATCCGTATCCGGTAGCACCTCATCCGCTGAACGTGGAACTTCCGAGTCCGAAAGTTACGATGTCGGATTGAGCGTGAACTCCGTAACCATTCCACCTACTATCCACGGCCCGATCAATATGGTCGATTACTCCAGATCCATTTTGTGCGTTGCTTCAGCGCAGGCTAAATGGGATGGGTCTAATTTCCCAAGTTTGGACGCCCAGTCAACTGCTCAGCAGTCAGCCTACGGTTCCGTTACACCAAACACCTTGCCTGCGACCACTCCGTCCAGCATCCCTAATTCGGGCCGCTACGTTATGCGCACCAGCATTGAGCCTTATAAATGGGGTTGGGCTAAGTGTTCCGCCATTATTCTTGACGCTTCCAATCTTGCCTAAATGAGCGACCCGTATATCCAACGCCAACCGTTTGATTCCAAACTGGATCAAGAGCCGTCTATTGAGCGGAAACCCTTCGAGTCCAAACTGAACCAAGAGCCGTCTATCCAACGCGGACCAGCAAAAGGTAGTGACCAGCCCCGAACCGCCACACCGCGTAGGGATGCCCAGAAAGAAGCCCAAGCCATGGGCATTGATACGAAGGGCATGAGCACCCGTGAAATCAAAGGTGCCGTAACCGATAAGAAGGAAGCGCAGAAGGAACTGTCCGATTTCATCAAGGAAACCCTAAAGGAATTACCGAAGAACACCCCAGCTAATGCGCCTTCCGGCCCAGCTACGGTGTCCTCCAGAACCACGGAGGACAGGCCCAGCCGCTTGACTCCATCGAAGCATGAGGGCAAAAGAAACGTCGGGGTCCCAATCCAATTCTACACTTGGGTTAATGGTAAGGTTGGCCGAGTAATGGTGATGTGCCAAGCTGAGCCTAGCCCATTGGAATAAAGCACAACTTTTGCTATGCTGTTTACGCCCCCAACAGGTTCCGGTATCTTGCTTTGTCCTACAGGTCAGGGGTTCAGCACTATTTCGGATGATGAGTATGCGGTATACGAATCTGATAATACGGTTACAATCGAAGAGATTGACGTTTCGGTATTCCAAGAATGGTTCTCTAATGCTAAGGAGATCGAGGAATCTGTAAGGGCAACATACGCCCCTGCCACAGATGGTTTCGAAGACTATTTCGCTTCCGGATTATACGAACAAGGTGTTGGGGATGCCGTCATAGACTCCATATTAGAGTTTAATACTTCAGATCACCCATTACCTAAAATGGATTATGTGGACGACGTATTAAATTACCGTTCAGAACTGGATCAGTTGTTGCTTGAAAACGATGATTTTGATTTCATCCTGCGTCCAGCATACTGGAGAGTATACGAAGGTGTCCGGTATCAACTATCGGGGTTACCAATCATATTTATTCGCAACGATAAATTTTATTGGGTGCGTCGTATATTGCCCCCAGAAGGAGAGGGTAGCGGTGTTACGGCTACCCTTACGGAAACGGAACATAAATTGGTGTCAACCGTTGATTTGAAATACCTACCTGACGAAGGGGAGGAAAGCATAGACGTAACCGCGACCCTCACCTCAATGCTGCGCATCACCAAGCGGTTCTACTGAAGCCTTGACCGTATCCTGTTTCCTGTGTAATCTACTTAAAGACATGAAGACTAAGACCAAACAGCAAGTCGCCTATTTGCTTTCCAAAGTGAGCCCTCTGAAGCCCAAGCAGCAAGAGAAGATGAAGTCTGAGTTGCATTCCGGTGCCGTTAAAACCAAGAAGTGATATGCCCTCCCTTACCCTCAACCACATGACCTCCCTGCTCGGCACGTATATCGAGCCCAACGGAGACTTCAAAGCCAGCCTTAATCAGGTCTTGGCCCGCATTTACAACATGGGGACCTACCGTGATCTGACCGTGCAATACAGCCTTCCGGTCGTAAACGGTTGCATCACGCTACCCGACGACGCCGATGCCGTGCTGCACACAATGGTGGACGGGCATCCTGCTCCGGTCCGTTCGATGTGGCACGACTTCAAAGCCATCGGTTTTGGTTACGGTGCTGACCTCACATGGGGCCTGATTGATTCTGGCTTCAGCCCAACCCTGCAATCCCTACCGGAAGCCGGAATCACCGAGCTTACCGTCCTGCCTTACGGTCCTTACCCGAATACACAAGTTTTTAATAGTAATGACGGCGAAGAGATTGTCATCCGTGCGTCAAATTCAGAGGGTATTTTCGAGTCAGCGGTCAACAACACGACCAAAAAGATCACCTTTGCTACGCCCGTAACCCACATTGAATCCATCCGCTTCGAGGGCCTAGCAATTCAATATGCACTCGTCACTGACGCCTCGGATATCGGAACAGCTTACGCGGCGGTCGGTCCGGATAGCGGTGTTACGCGCTATCGCCGCTTCCGTTTGAATCGTTCGACCGATGGCGTCACTACGGTGCACGTCCTTTGCAAACGCGCCTTCCAACCGCTGTCCGGTGACAATGATATTGTTTACGTTGGTAACGTCGGGGCCCTCAAACACGGCTTGCTTGCCCGTATCGCAGAAGACGGTGCGGACATCGAGCGTGCCGAATACCATTGGCAGCGTTGCACTTTGTTGCTCGAAGAAGAAGCCAACAGCTCACGCGGTGCTGCGTTGCCACGACTGAACATCGACCCGTTTGGCACAGGCATGCAGAACAAACTTTACCAGAACTACTAATTTGATCATCCTACAGACTTCCCCAGAACAACGCAGTGAAGCCCGTGCCAATGCGTCCAAGATGGGTGTGTTGCACAACTCCTTTTCCAAGGGTAAGGGTAACGGTCCCGGAAACATGGGTGAAATCGTCGTGCTCAAACACGTTGGTGGCGTGCGTGTCGGAGACAAGAAGTTCTCGCACGATATCGAACTGCCTTCCGGCATTCGCATTGATGTGAAAACAACTATCGCTGCGGCACCTCCTGAAGATTATTACTCGGCACGTGTGTATGGCTCTGCGGAGGATATGGAGAAGCTGTGCTCGAAGTGCGACGTGTATTATTTCACCCGCTGCAACACCCAGCTATCGCTCGTTACCATCGTAGGCTGGCTGCCTGCCCGTGAGTTTATTGAGAAAGCCATCTTTTCCCCTAAGGGTCACGTCAATCCTGATGACGGTAAACTGTCCTATTCGGATGAATACACGATGCTGATCTCCGAGCTGATCCCGCCTGAGGTGAAGATCACAAAAAAAAGGCTTGGCCTCGTTGGTAAGGTGACCAACAAAACCAAGCCTGTTTGATTTGGGCTGACTAGAAAATCTCGCCCTTGTCGATGTCGAAGTTCTCCCCGACGTCGATCTCCCAGATCTTACCGCCGCCGTTACCCCTGCTGCGCACAGTGCGCACGTTCGGGTTGTGGCGGCTGACTTCCTCAAGGACGGTCATTCCTCGGCGCACGAACTCTAGGTTGTTCGAGTTGCCGACGCTGCGACCGCCGTTCACCTCGTGCAATACGACAGTGAACTCGGTAAGCGTGCCGCGCCATTTCTGGGTCGGGTTTTGATCCCGAACCTTTTTGGCGAAGAACTCAACCATTTCCGCAATGGCGGATCTCGATGAGTTGTCGTAGGCGGCTGCTTCGATGAACGAGTCGATATACGTTTTGACCCCAAAACGATTTGAGTCACTCACTTCTGCGGGGGCCTTCCAGTCCAGCAGCCAGCGCAGGAAGAACGGCAGCTCGGAAGCAATTGTCCCTTCGACCCATTCGTTCGACCCAAACTTCATCTTGTGTCCTCCATTGATACGCAGCGCGATGATCTTGTCTCGGTTGCTGGAATCCAAGGTAGGCAAGGCAGCCAACGAGTTTGCGTCCAAGTTGAGCGACATCATCACACGCCCAGCCCACGGCAACGGAACAGCGTCCGCATACTTGGCGTGATACTCAAGGCGTGGATTGGCCACGCACCGCTTCGTGAGTTCGACAAACTTGCGTTGGTCAGCATAGGTGGCAGCAGCTACTTGGTCGTCAATGACCCAAGCGGCAGAACCACACAGGTCTTTGTTGAAGCTGGTGGCCCCTGACAAATAACCGCTGGCATCGCTGAAGCCGCCTACGGAACCGCCCACAATCTGATTGGTGAGCAGAGTCTTGCCGTGTCCGGTTGGTCCCAGCAAAATAAGCAGGTGCCCTTGATCCATCCGGCTCTCAAGCACCGCCTTGTAGAGTCGTTGATACCACGCGAGGAAGTAAGGCAGAGTGCTGTTGCCCTTGTCGTCGTCGGTGAAGAACGGCATCAAGAACTGGTGAATCCATGGCCAGTATTTCGGGTCCCCATCTTCTGCTGGCTTCACCGCTGAGGTGTAACAGTTGTTCAAGATGCGTCTGCCGTTGAACTTAACTACGCGCTCTTTCGAGAACACGACAGGGGCCACTTCGTCAACCCTACAATCGTTTGAGATCGTTAGCAGCGCCTGCTCCACCTCCGAAATGGGCTGGTTCTTATTTTGCTTAGTCGAGAAACCACTCTTGCGTAGTTCAAGGATCAGTTGCTTTTCGGGCAACGTAACGGGGGACTGGTTCAGCATCTTGTAGTATGCCTTGCCATTGAACCAGTAGTTGTCGAGCAGGGTGCCGAGCTTCTTTTGCTCGAACTTCTCCATGAACTTCTTACCCAAAAGATCACGCCAGCTCTTAAACCCTGTTCCTGCACGATCCGAGTAGCACACGATTCCGTCCTCACGGATCTGGCAACCGTCACGGTCGATGCCATCGTCAATCCAGAACAACGGGCCACGGGCACCCACGATGAATTCTCCTGTCCACCGATTCGGGTATCTCGCCATGACTTCATTGGCCACCTCTTCGATTGGGATATTGGTGTCCTCGGTCTTAATCACTACGTCGTTTGCCGCTTTAAGCAATAGGGTCCTGACAAACACGGACGGCAGCGGGTCACCCATTTGGGTCCATTCTTCACCGATGGCGAAATACTGTGTCGGTTTCAGGCTACAGGAATCGAATTTGGCACTCAGGGTAGGGGCTCTGAGGGCATCGGACAGACGCTTGTAGAACGCCGCAGCAAGTTCAGGCGCTACAAGGATAGGCTCCTCGAATTCCCACACCAAACGCAAGCCCTCGGATTGGGTTTTGGAACGCCATGTAGGGACGGAACCACCGTCGCATCGGTCAGTGATGATCTGGTCAATGCGCCCCCACTCAGGCGGGCAGTCGTAATCGGCTACCCACCCGTAGAGTTTGTTGATCGGATTGTCCGTCGATATGCGCTGGTTCTTGTTGTCCCCCTCGGCCATAGAGAAAAAGCAATGCTCGGTAGACGCAGAGGCACACCACGCCCTATAGTCGCTCTTGCGCTCGATAGGGAAGTTTGGCCTAGGATATGTTTTGGCAAGGGGGTCAGCAAACGTGCCGCTGATTCCGGTCTTGGTGAGGTTGGAGATAAATAGGTAATTCATTTTGTGTAGATGTCGAGGATTTGTCCGTCAGCGGCGACTGGAATGTCAGGAATCCATTCAGGTGGCGTTGACATGATTTTCAAGATGTCGCCAAGGGCACCCTCGGCACTTTCTTCCGGCACTTCGCAGACAACTTCGTCGTGGACATGCAGGATAATCGAGTAACCTGCGGCGTCAATACGCAGCATCATGTCCGAGAAAATATCCCGTGCAAGCCCCTGAGACAAATTTTCTGACAAAGTGCCGCCGTATAGCTTGATGTCACGCATACCGCCCATGCGGTAAATCTTGCCGATGATGGCGTAGCGATCCCCTAGGGCTTTCATCTTGCGCAGCATTCCGTAGCGCAATTTTCTGCCGGATGGGAGATCCAATTCGAATGGGACGCCCAAAGCGCAGGCTGTCGTAAGCTCCTGATTCAGCTTCGCCCAGTAATTCACTACGGACTTCATGCGCAAACGGTAGGTTCGCACAGCTTGCTCCGCTTCCTGTAGCGGCATGCCGCTGAACTCCGCGAAACGAACAGCCCCGATTCCGTAACCGCAGCCCAAAACCATCGCCTTGACCCGTTGCCTAAGATCCTTGTCGTAGTCTTTGAGCTCGCCGTTGGCCGGATCGTGCATACCCAACAACACACCGAACGCGTGGTAGATGTCCTTGGCGTTGCGGATCATATCCAAGGCCCGCTTGTCGCCCGCCAGATAGCTGAGCGTGCGCACCTCAATCTGCGAAAGGTCGGCCACGATGAGCTTGTAGCCCGCCTTTGGTTTGATCATGTGCCGGAAATTAACGCCGAACATTTCTTCCCGAGGGAGATTCTGCAAGTTTAGGTTGCCCCCGCTACCGCTGAAACGTGCAGTTGGGTTAGCCCCGCAATACATTAGCCCGCCGTAGTAGCGATCATCCGGCATCGTGCCGTAATCGAACGCCTGTAGTTTCTTCTGGAACATGTTGATGCGTCGGTAGTCCCGCACCGAGCGTGCCCATGGGCAATCTTGTTGGTGCGCGGCAAACCACTTGTCAGCATCCTCGTTGCCTGCGGCTAGGGATTTAGGCGGGTCAATACCTTGCTTGCGGCATTGGGCGTTGAATGCCTTGCGGCTCAACGGGGTAGCGTCACCGATCCAAGGGATAGCCAGCTCAGAATCAAACAAGGTGTTGCCGATCTTAACAAGGTTCTCGCGTAATGCTTTAACGTCGATTGGCAATCCACGCTGGCAGATCTTACGGTTCATGCGGCTGATGTCCCGCTCCACTTGGGGCCACTGGTCGTTTAGTTTGGTCCAGATTCGCAAGCACAGCTCGGAGTCAACGATGGCATATTGGGTGACCTCCTTGCGGAACTCAGCAGTCATAGCGGACCATTGCAGACCCTTCATGTTATCCCGTGTCGTCTTATCGACTTTGATGTCGAATAGGGTAGCACTCGCATTCTTGAGCGAACGTGGCAAACCTAAATAGGCGACCATATCAGCGGTGCAATGCCATGCAGCAGGGGTGCACGGTTTGAACCAGCCGCAGTTTACACCGTGCAGGTAGAGCGACTCGTCGAAGGAGGCGTTGTGGCTCAAGACGGTATTGCCGTTGAGCATGGACCAGTCGAATTCCCGAGGGCAGCCAGCGTATACGTAACCGTCATTACCGACGACGGTTACCATATAGGCTTCAAAAGAAGGGTGTGAAAAATATCCAGCAGGTCCTAAGACCGTGATGGAACATTCTGAATCGTAGAAGGACTCGAAGTCCAAGGCGTAAGTAATCATTGTGTGTATGTTTCTGTTTAGGATTTAAGGGGGCAGACGGAATCCGGTCTGCCAGCGGATGGTTTGAATTAAGTATCAGGAAGCGAGGTGATCCTCTACGATACCAATGATCTTGTTAATCGTATCCGCTGCCTCTTTGTAAGTCTGACGCATATCGTCTCCGATATACTTCCTTTTTGATTTGTTTAGGTAGTCCTCGCGGACGATCAGCAACAGGTGAATCTCATAGGGTGGGTATCTTAGTGTTCTTGCCATACCCTCTTCTGCGTCATCGCCGCCTTGGGTTGGCCCTTTTTCCACCCACCTATGGCCCAATATGCTGCGGATTTCGTCAACTGAAGATGCTGACGCACCGTCGAAAAGACCACGGTAGCCCCTGTCGGTTTTGGGTTTCGCATCATCTGCAAAAACAAGAACTGATCTCCCTTCTTTAAGGGCCTCCCTTATGAAATGCTGTTCGTAGCAATCAAAGGCTACGTCACAGCGTAGGAGATATTTAATGGCCTCCGCATTGGTGCTCTTACCGCTTGATCGGGGTCCGTAAACTACGTGTATGTTTTGGATATTTGTCATGGTATATAAGTTTTCTGTTTAGAATTTGGGCGTAAAAAACCCACTCCCTCGCCTGTTACGGAACAAGGGAGTGGGTCAAGTTATCTTAGTTAGGTCCGAAGTCGAAACTCAACTGGGTTTCGTAAACTTCTGCATAAAGTTTTTTTGCTTCGTTCTCGAATGCTAGGGCCATCACCATAAGGCGGGACCGTTGCACTTCAGCGGTAGCGATTTGTCCGTTCAATTCTTCCGCTGCTTGCCTCATGGCAGCAGCTTCCCGATTGAGCACGTCCACCGGATTCTCTAGGGGGGCAGGTAGTTTTGGCATATGCGTAGAGATTAGGCGTTAGGGCGTGATGCGAACTCTTGGGCCTCCTTGGGGGACTCCTCTTTCGTCACGGAAAGAGTTGGCACATACCAGCTATACTTACCTTTCGTCATCAGTTCCGTGCCGAAGGTCCACAAACGAGTGAATGCCGGAACGGTCGGATTGAAAGTCTGGAAGGTGAACAAACGCTTGAAGGTCAAGCGGTAGGCATCCTTCTGGACAGTAAGGCGACCCAATTGGTAGTTGGTGTCCCCGATTGGGTAGGGGAAGTTGGTGTCGTCGTCTCCAATTTGGGGGATCAGCAAGACGATTTCAGCGAACTCCACCATCGGGTAGCTGCTCTCTTGGGCTAAAGCGCGGGCTTCAGCTTCGGTGCTGGCCATCTTTGGAATTTGGTCGTCGTCATACGGGACGTCCTCTTTCCAACGCTTGACAGCGCCTACGATGATTACAGGAGTTTTCTGTTCTGCTTCGAGCAGAACGAACTCTTTGTCCAAGACGACGGAACCGACAGGCCCTTCGATCTGGGACATTTTTTGGATGACGTTCAAACGCGGGATTTCGATATCCTGCGAGAGTGACAGTCCTTGATTTGCTACGACGCTTAATGTTTCAGTGCTCATGGTTATGATATAGGATTACAGATTCAGTGCTTTGTTTGCTGGTCCTGCACTGGTCGGACTCGGGTGGTAGAAAGTGATAAAGGACTTAAACAGGCATACTTGTCAACTTAATCCTAAGACGTGAACTGAATCACCGTTGGTCGTCACCATCCTTCGTGAGTGCGTTTGACTTGCGGACAGAGTTACCGGATAGGCGTAGGGGGTGCAAGAGAAATTCTCATAAATTTTTGGCGTCCTGCGCGGGCGCTACGAACAACTGCTGTTCGGCCAAGAAACGGAAACGATGGCATCGCGGTCAGGATTCATCGCCGCGTGTTCTATTTCATAAGGCCAGTAATTGTCCCAATGGTAGAAGCAGTTTTCAGCGACCCCCTCGGAGCCTCCGAATCCGATTTCAGCGATGGTGTGGTGTTGCCCCCCGTTGGTGGTAACTACGCATCCAACCTCAAGAGGCCGAACAAGGCGTGAGACACAATCCCCACCGCCGCCCTGTTTGGCTTCGGTGGAGTCGGTTGGTGGGGTATCGGTTTTTGCGGTCATAAAGTTTTCTCGGGTGGGGATGTGTCCACATCAGCGTTCGGCAGAGAAGGAAGAGGCATCCAGCGTTTCAGCGATCCGCGTTTTTCGGTGTCCGTTTCGATCCATGAGTTCGTTGGTCCATCTACCATTGGACTGGCTTGGAGCGTGGCGATGCACCATTGCTCGTCGTATTCGTCCCACAGCGCAAAATTTGCCCATGGCCATCCGAAGTCGCCAAGGATGGGCGTTCCATCCAGCGGGGCGGTTTCCGGCGGCAACCAACCAGCCGAACAAGGCGTAAGAGCCAACCGATCAGCAGCTTTCTCTTTCGCAGGGCAGTAGTGGACTGACATACTGAGGATGTCTTCGTTGCATTTAGGGCAGTTCATCATTGGCTTTTTCTTTCACTCGGTGGCTCCACATCGGCGTTCTCCAGAATGAATTCCCGCGTTGCGTCCGCTTTTGATTGCCCAAGCGTTCCCGGTGATCCAGCGGCAACCCACACGGCTTCCCACTTGCTCAGGACTAGCACCGCTTCCTGCTTCCATCGTTTCATATCCGTCAGCTCGCGCTCTAATTCTTCGGAGTGAGTGGCGAGGTCGGCGGCTAGCTTGGATTGATTGCCGTCGAAAGTATTTAGCACCGCATCGGTGCGCGGAGTATCGTGGATTCGTTTCATGTCTGGTATTTCGTTAATATGCAGCGTGCCATCAGCAACGAGCACTTGGGGCAGTGGTTAGTATTCATTGGTCTGGCTAGTGCTAAGATTTTGGAAGCATCGAAGGGCATCCTTTTTCCATGTGTGTAGGGCATCAATCCGTTGGTCTTGCTCTGTGCACAGCTTTTCCAACTCAAGAACTTGGTCGCGGTATTCGGCGGCGGTGGCCCAAGACTCCTGTTTCTGGGCAAGCTCCTTGCGAGCCTGATCGTATTTGGCTTGAAGGATGGTGAGCGACTGGTCGAGATCCGCCGCTTTTTTTCTGGCTTTGTACTCCGCCGTGCAGGTTTCGTCCACGACGCTCCACGGTGGGCGGTTAGCCAACTCCTTCTTGAGATTCTCGTTCTCTATACGCAGGGAGTCTTGTGAATTACGGAGCGCGGCTACCTCCGTGAAGAAACTGTTGATGCTAGGTGTGTTCATTGTAGTATTGTAGAAGTGGTTTAGTAATGTGACTGCTTACGGCAGTCAGTCGTGTGACTTAACGGATTTACGTTCCGAGGTAGACAAACCATAAACGTGTGGAGGCGGCTACGTTTCAAACATCAACCACACTCCAGCCCTCCAAGGCGACACCACCCGTTAGCTACTCGGGCAGACACTTTGCACCGCTGATCACTTCGTCGGAGGGCTGGAATGTAGTGACATACTTACGGGCATGTCAGCACGTCCTGTTTTAAAGCGTCAGGAACGCATGTCATTTCCGAATTACTTACTAGTCAGGCTGTATCGTGTCGGTCCAACCTCAACGATGCCTAGATCAATAGCTTCAGATTCGAACTGGTCAACAACAAAAGTTTTTTTTCCTTTATCCGTTTTGTTGTGTAGGGCAGTTGAAACCTGATTGAGCGTAAGGTCAGCTGCTTCTATGATGTCGTTCATGGACAACCCATACTTGATTCCGAGCTGGGCCAGATAATTTTTCTCAAGGGTTTTCTTCAGGCAGCCCATGGACCGCAGCTTGTGCTGCTCGAACTCGTGCCCGCCTAAAGCCAATCCGGTAGCCTTGTGCTTAATCGACTTTGCCCAGTTTTCTACAATCTTCGCCACGATGAACAG